TGTTGTTTCGATATAGTTAGCCTGGAACCATCTACCCTCAGACGGTCTAAGAATGAAATCGCCGGGTACAAAAATCTCAATGTCTTCATTGAAGATCAATCTGAATAATAGTTATACTGCTCTAGGTGTACCTTTTGTTCTGTATAGATCTAAGATGTGCTTGAGCAAAAGTCGCTGATCAGCTGCAATAGTAGCTGGTATTGCATTCATATACGTATTGCGGAAGTACCGAATGAACTCAGCCTCCGTATCGTCAATATCAGCATATTCAAGAAGAGATCTAGACTTGTTAGCAATATTGCCTTCTTGTTCTAGCCACTCGTAGTATGCTCTAATGAATGCTACAAAGTTAGGGCCTTCTGATCTATAGAAAGCAGGAAATTGTTTCTCTACTAATGGAGAGATAAACTTCTCGATAGTTCCCTTTTTAGTGATAGCATTCATATCTTATGACTTTACCACTTCAATTATAATACCTACTGCAGAGTCGATTGAGATAATATCGTTCATCTTTGAGATGATATCTGGATGAAGCGGCTTGGCACTAACTTCAATCCCTCTAGATTGTAGTAGATCGTTGACTACAATAGAGTTCATAGTAACCAAACCTGTGGTATAGTCAACATTACCTGCTACAGAATATGTTACTGTCGAGGGATCTGTAATATCTGCTAGATAAAGAATATCAGTAGTGTTCTGAATTTTTGTTCTGTTATTTTCGATCACAACTTCGATAGTATCCGACTGTGGATTATAGTCAATATACCTATAGATTCGGCCGAATGAAGAGAAGCTAGAGGATTGTACGGTACCAGGTACAATAGCATTTCTAAACTCAATAACGGGAAATGACATCATTCCAATAGTTGGATTGAAGTTCTTTCTAAGTGTCAACTCCGTCTTGTTGCCGATGATAGAGCTAGACGCTTGGTTGATCTCACTCTGTAGAACCGAAAGATTCAATTCGACATTGAACTGCCTGATTTGTGTCTCATTATATTCCTGAATGGTGTTCTTAACCAGTGTCTCAATATCTCTTGCTGTTAATGTTGTACTATTTGGATTGTATTTGACTATAGTACTAACATCAACGAACAGAAAATCAGGATTGATAACAATTGGCGTAACACCAATATTCATTCTCCGCTTAAGGAAAGTCTCAATATTGAACTTTTCTTCCTGAGATAGTAGTTCACCAGTAAATGTGACAGGGACAATATAAACGGAACCGAAACGTGGAGCTTCGATGACTTCCTCGCCGCCATATACATTGACGCTCTTAATGTTCTGGAACTCTTGTGTCAAAAGAGTCTCATAGTCAAAAATAGTAATAGCTCTGTCCTGAACCTGGAAAGCCTTTGGTGCTCTGAATCTGATCTCTTCTAGTGACTCTGCCGCGGCACCACCAAATGATTGTGTAACTACAGTAATAGATGGATTGATTGCAGAACCAAAGCCATTGATCTGGCCTAAATTATCAAGTAAATTGAACGAATTGCAATCGTTACCATCTAGACCAACGGAGTTTCTATAAACAACTGTAACTACAGAACCGTTCTTAGGTCTAGATCCAAATACACCATCACCAAATACTACTTCATAACGAGTATCATCTGTTGCTTGAACGAAGAAAATAGGACTTTCTGAAGTAAGACCACTAAGATTAGTTGCTTTTCTGTAGACAAAAGGTGTGGGATTTCCGTCCTCTAGTATGGATACTTCAAGCGAGTCAGTATCAATTGTTGTATCAGGTAGAATGAATCGTTGATTCTCAATTTCAGCATTTACAACAAATGATTGTTGAACTACAGTTCCTTCAAATAAAGGTAGATCTACCTTAGAGAAAAATCCACCGGCGGGACTTAGTACAAACGTCTCCGTTGTAACAAACTGGAATGTACCTCTAGAATTCTTGGCACTAAAGCGAGTAAACTTGGGAATAGTGAATGTTGATAGACCTGACTGGGGGAATGATACATTCAGTACTGCTTTAGATGATTTCGTTGATCTAGGTGTGTAGTTCAGAGATTTAGCAATAGAGATGACTGAGTTCCGCAATTGAGCAGAATCTAGGAACATCTCTGACATCACCATGTTCAGATAGAACGCGTTCAGATGTGAGTTGTAAGACAGAATATCAAGTAGAACAGACATATTCGACCCATCGAAGTCATAGTCTGTAAATCTACTTTGACTTCGTAGGTATGTCTTAAGTTGTTCTTTGAGTGTATCGAAATCTAGATTGACTAGATTGATAGAATTGTTGGCCATTTATTATCTAACTCTTCTGAGAATGACGTCTAGACTTTGGATTTCCGTACTATTTATTATAGAAAAAACAATATTGATCCGAATATTGTAGTCATCCGGCTGTCGTAGTACTACAACATCAACAACTGATACTCTTGGTTCGTGATTAGCTAGAGTCTTACGAATACTGGAAGAGATATCATCCTCTAGAACAAAATCATTAGGTTCAAATAGTGCTCGGTTGATACTAGAGCCAATAGACGGTTGATAGAGTCGCTCACCAAAGTTAGTCTGAATTAAATTGCGAATTGACGTCTTGATAGCTCGTTCGTTCGTAACTCGTACTACATCCTTTGAAATGGGATGGGATGATAGATCTGAAAGAAAATCTGAGAACAGATCCGGAGTCTTCTGAACTTGTGTAATACGCTCGCCTCTAGTAGTCATTTACTATTTCCTTAATCGTTGATTCTTACTTGAGTACCATCAATGTAAGTAATACCACTAGCAGTGATACGAATGTCTCCACCACCAGTAGTCATGATAATCTCTCTTGCATCAACTACAAATCTGTCACACTTGAACCGAATAACACCGTCGGCATTGAACTCAATACCACTCTTTGCGGCAACCAGCCAATCAGATTCGAGTATATCATTTTTGATACCAGTGATACTTGTTACTGCGTCACCTTCAACTGCTTCATGTCTAGAACCTTTGATGCCAAGAACGGCGTCACCATTAACAGACTCAAATTTATCACTCTCGGTATGGACTTCTCTAACTCCGCCGACGCCGTCAATCAAGTTTTCACCGATCGCAGTAGTTTTACTTTTACCTACTTGTTCTAGTGATGACTGATCAACATTGAGCAAATATGTTCCACCTACCTTCAGATCATAGTGAGAGTCAACAGTCTGTGTCATAGTATTCTTGATATAGTTATAACATTTCTCTGCTATAACCTGAGTCCATCTTCCAGAGCTCTCCATCTCAATGTAAGTTCCTCTGGTATGTGCAAGCCGAATACTTTCGTGCCCAGGAGTATCGTTGAAATACATCTCATGTCCGGAACGAGTAACAGTAGCCTGATTGTATGGATAGGCAGCTTGGAATGTAGAGTTAGGGTGGCGCTGATTTGTATCTGGCATCGTTTTAAATCCTACGAAGAGCAGTTTCAAGTCTTGCTCTTCTCATAGCAAGAGAAGTTTGAACACGAGTAAAATTAGTAGTCGCATTTTCAATGATGTTAGTTTCGGTTAATACTGATACTGATAGTCTTGGTAGATTACCCTGTGCTGCAGTAATAACAGTCGGTGCTAGTCTGGTACCTAGAGCAATCATACCTGCGACATTAGAAGGATTGAATCCATTGCCCATAGTTCTAACTAGTCCTTGGAACTGAGCAAATGATGTTATGTCTGACATGATACTAGTCAAATCATTTGAGGTCAGTACACCTGTAGCAAGTCTGCTTCTGAATAGGCCAAATGCACGCTGTTCAATATCAAACTCTACGTGTTCTCTAGCATCTCTGAAATTGGGTTGACCATTACGAAGTGTGAATACAGGATCGACAGCAGGATTTACTGGGTCTGTCCATTTAATGTAGCCAGGATATGGATCTTGGTCTGCTGTGTAGTATTGTTGAATGAAACCAACTGGTACTTGTTCTAGTTCAAGTACAACCAATGGTCTGAATAACTGATTAGGAACATTGGATATTCTATCTGTCACTATCCCTAGTTCTCTGCTAATAACATTTGGTACATTACCAAACCGATCAATAGCTGATCTGATATTAGAATAGGATTTAGCAAGAGCTTGAGTACCAGCATTTATTGATGTCAGAGCTCTTGGTGCACCACAGAGCCCACCTTGTTGTAAGGCAGCCAAAGCATCAGTAAAGTTGGCAATGCCAAATGCTGCATTCTCAATAGAACCCAGTACTTGATCAATACCAATAGAATTGATCACTCGAAGAAT